TTTCATTAGTGTAGTTTCCTTTCTGTAAATGGCTGTATCTGATTTGATCGTTTTAAAATATGTTTTTGCATAGCAGCATATTCTTTTTGATTAAGAAGAGTTTTATATATCTGCAAACCTAAAGCTGTTAGAGCTCCTGCAATTAGTGTTGCATCGTGTTTGTCTAACATACTGGTTATCTTATGTACAATCTCATCCACTATCTCCTGTTCTGTCTTCATGAGTAATCCCTTTCTTTAATCATTTCTAGATAATGAATTGCTTTATCTATATCTTCAACACCCCCTTTGGTAGAGTGTCTACAAATATATTTAATAGCATTACCTTCAGCAAATAATAATTTGTTTTTATTTACAAACTCTGCCGGTTGAATCGTAAAGTTTTGGTAGTGAGATCCCCCAACTTGTTTGTCCCAGACAACTTCTCCATTAGGATTTAGTTGTTGTTTTAAAGTACTAATATGTTCCTTAAGTTCGTCTTCTAGTGTTGTCATTTTTTTCCTTTCATCATTTGTTTTAGTATAGTTGTTGTAGGATTAAAATCCAAATCTCTACTGCAACCTGTGAATGCCATCAGCATCAACAACAATATTATCAACCTTATCTGCATCCAATTCTCCTTGACTATCACATACTCCACACTGAGCTGTAACTTCTTCTTTAGCTAAACGATACGGTATTCTAATGTATCCATTGCCCTTACAAGTAGGACAAATAACTTTATTCTTTTTTGGCGTGTCCATTTGTTTGTCCTTTTTTTACTTTCTTCATTTCTTTATCTACTAAATATTCAATAGTCTTTGATAGCGATAATTGAACATCAAAAATTTCTTTACTGAGAACACCTACATCACTATAAGTTTTCTTAGACAAAGATACATTTTTAAATTTAGTTGTGTCTGTCATATTTCTCCTTGTTATATTTTATGGGAGTATATGTGTTGTAATTATTAAGTCAAGGATTAAATGAAATATATTTTATTGATGGTTTTATGTAGTGAACTTGCAGGCAATGAATGTAAAGTTATCCCTACACCCACAATTTTATTTGATGATTATAGTAGCTGCATTGTTTCTGGCTATGAATATTCACATAAATTAATGGCAGAGTTTGATCCAGAATGGACTAATAGTATGCTAGCTTACACTAAATTTTCTTGTAAGTTAGAGACTGTGACTTGACAGCCACAGTAATGTGATATATTTATCACACATCACACCTTTTTTCTTTCTGCCTTTATTTTCTTTAAAGGCAGGAAGTTATCTTCCTTGGCCTTTGTAGCGTGTCAATTTTTTTTGTAATTTTTTGTTTTTATTTAAACTTTTTGTGTGGACTCCAGGCCTCTTCTTAGGTTTAGCACGAGGTACAAAATGTGTAAATTTTTGTTTAGCCATTATAATTTTTTCAATGCTAAGTCTATATCTCTTGCATTAGCTATATGTGGAATGTAACTTATTTTTCCATTTACCTTTTGTTCAAGATCATAACCACATGTCATGCATCTAAATATATTTTCATAGATAGATACCAGTACAGTATAAGACTCACACTTAGGACAATCTCCATTTACTATCTCCGTTCTAATTTCTGCGCTGTTAAATTTAGATTTTTTAGGCATTAGTATATATCTTTCAAAGTTTTCCATTCAGTATCTTTTACTTTAGAATTATCTAAATGAGGTTGTTTGATATTATCATTTCTTTTAATACTAACATCAGTAGTGTTTTCTGCAGTATCTAATGCAACTCTACCAATAAAAAAAGATTTACCTAAAGCTGCTTTCTTAATTGGTCTAGGTACTAAAACTTCACCGTTTATATATCTTGGTTTTGTCATTACTTTAATATTAACTTCTTTATCGACAAAGATCCATCTATATTTTCTTCAAGCTCTGCCATCGATTTTATGCATTGATATCTAACATTTCCACCAACAGCTTTTGTTCCGCCCGCTTTCCTTTTTCCTTCTAAACATTTTCCCATTGAGGGCTGGATACGTGCTTCTTGAATTTCTCCTTGTACAATCATAAGTAGGGCTACCACTAACTCAGTCATATTTTCTCACATATATTAATATAGATAATGTAATAACTGAAACCACAATGCCTATAAAAAATAAACCTATCATCTAGTAAGCCTTTCCATTAGCCCTTACTTTATCTTTTAACTCTTCTATATCTTTTAATGCTTTTTCTAGTTGCTCTCTTAAAAACTCTATATTAACTTTGTTTGTCATATTCATCTCTTGAGTCTCTTCCATCTTTTCTACGGACTTGTAAAGATCTTCTAATAAAAAATGTTGTTCCTGGTCCACAGGGACCTGTTCAGATTTTTTAAGTAAATCATTTTCAAACAACTCACGTGATGTCTCCAGTGATACTAATCTTGAAGTGAGCTCGGTATAAGCAAATACACCCATAGCAACTAAAATTATTAGAGATGCTACGGTTTTCATCGGCATCTGTACAGCTGCAGATTCTGATATGTTCAGTGGTTTATTGCTCATTTTTTCTTTTTCTTACCACACTGACAACGTGGTCCTGCTAATTTAGTAGCAATCGCTTCACACAATCTATCTAATCCTGCAAAAAAATTATATAAAAATTTATCAATCATCTTTTGGTTTAGGTAAAGGTAATATCACATTTTCGTCTTCAGTTAAATACTTAGGTATAATAAGCTTCTTTTTCTTTGATTTTATGAACTTATCTCCCATTAAATTAATCTCTGGATTCTCTTTTTTATAGTCATCTTTTAAATCATCCCAGTGGCTTTTAGCATCTTCAGGTCTAGTATTATCTCTTGCAGGAGTTACACCTCTACATTTAGACACTAACAATCTAAAATTTTCATTGTGTGCAAGGCTTGGATTAGCATTAACCCTACCACACATTTTCATTAGTTCTAGTTGTTGTTTAATTTGTACATTTTCTTTTGATGTTTTACAGTCTGTACCTAAATATTTTCTGTAAGTTATACTAAAATTTTGTGAATCATTATCATAATCATTTGAGTTATATGTATGATAATCTTGTTCGTTATTTCTATCTTCAACTCTAAATTCCATCTCACCACATCTTACACCATACTCGTTAAGATATTCGTTCTTAGGATATGCAGGACCAACCCAAGCTAACAAACATAATGCTAAAATTAATATTGCTGTAAATGTCCAATTGTGATTTTCTGGTTCCATCCTGGCTATCTCCATATGTTTACCTATTTAAATCTTTTATATCGTAGCTGTGTTCTCTAACTTGATCTGCTAGTTGTCTATATAAATTCTCTGCCATCTGCCAAGTAGACTCAGCAGAAGTTAGTCTTGTATTCTGATCTGTAATTTTATCTTTGGCAACTTTTAAATCTCTTTTAAGATCTACTATTTCTTGCTGATTAGTATTGATAGTGTCTGTGAGATTAACAATATAACGAACGCCCGTAAATGTCCCGACTAGCACTGAAGCTACTACAGGTACCATTACAATATTTTTTTTTAACAGGTCGGCTAAGTTCATTGCGGTCTCTTTTCATACTATATAACTATAGCTATAATTAAAACAACAACAGCAACAGCTATTGCTTTTTTATGTTCTGCCACAAAATGTGGTATATGCTCTTTTAAGTTCATTTTAATTTTCCCCCTTAATGTATATCACCCCAATTTTTACCCTTCTCGTAGTCTACCTTGTTAGGTATCTCCAAGTCAACTGCAGATTCCATTATTTCTACAATCTTTTTAGCATGTTTATCATCTTTGACAGAAATATCAAGTTCGTCATGTATCTGTATATGTGCCACAATCCCTTCTTTATATAACTCTAACATAGATTTTTTTGTCATGTCAGCTGCACTACCTTGTATTAATTTATTTAATGCTTTGTAAGTATAAGCACGCTTGATGCCTGGTCCATGTTCCTGGACAGCTTGATCAAAGGGTAATGCTTTATGCATACCAAAAGTATTGGGTTCCCATAAATGGAAACGACAAAGTCTACCAAGTAAAGTTCTTATCTGTCCACGTTGCTGTGCTCTATTAGATACAGAGTTCATTAAACTTTTTACAAACGGAACTCTTTCATGGTAGATAGAAAATAATTCTTCTGCCTTATCTTTTGATACACCGAGTTCTGCTTGTAGTTTAGCTTTACCCATACCATAAAACAAACCAAGGTTAATTACTTTAGCTTGACTTCTTGGTATGTCAGCCATCTTTGCAACAATAGTGTGAAAGTCAGCGTCACCATCTTCGTAAGAATCTTTAACACTAAAGACGCTTGTATCTTGATCAAGGGATGCATAGTGAACTACTA